CGTGTGAATTACCCTTGTTGGGGGGCGCAGGAAGGACCCAAAAGCCCGGGGGGGGGGCAGGCAGTGCCTAACGAGCCGATGCCAGCGCCTTCTCCAGGCTTGATGTCAGATACCCACTGAAGCGTCGATCAACGACCTTACCAGCGATGTCACCGATGGGGAAGCGCTCGCGGTACTTGGCTTGACGATCCGTTGCGATGAAGTAGGGGAACAGCTGGCCCTTGCTCCTGCGATAGATGCCAGGCGGGCGGTCACCACCCTTCGGGGTGCCAACGAAGAAGGTGCCGTTGCCCTTGGTGCTGAGGCCCTTCTGTATCCGCTTGATCGTGGCCAATGCGACGTTGCCTGATGCGTTGAGCTTGACCAGTGAAGTGGACACCAGCTGCGCGCCAGAGGGGATCGAGCGGGTGCCGACCACCTCGGCTAGGAACTTAGCCTCGAATCCTTTCTGTGGTCGTGTGCCGCCTTGGATGCCATAGCGCAGGTAACGGGCACGATCACGGCCGGCGCCAGCTTCAGCGAAGACGATCGCCTCAAGGGTGCGCTTGGTTGATCGCTCAACGAAGAAAGCCTTCTGGGTGAAGTTGGTCGGGTTCTGGAAGTATTGCCTGGTGCTGCTGTTGATGGATGAGCGGGCATCGAAGGCGACAGAGTTCAGCGCCTGCGAGGTGGCGAAGGCCAGCTGCTTGGCCATGGTTTCAGTCCACCGGGTGGCGGCGGCCAGGTCTGATTTGACGCCGAGGTTGAGGAAGGCCATGTGCCAAGGGTAGGGCGCACGCCCGGGCCGTCACCTGTCAACCTCCCTACCTCCCCCATGGCAGGACATAGACGGTATTTCCCCTGTACCCTCTCCTCCTCTTATACTCTATTAAAAAGGTTAGTAGGTTAGTAAGGATAGTAAAAGGACTGCGGGGCAAGGGATCTGCCCCTGCCAACCTCATGTCAGAGGTAGGACAAACACCCATTTATTCCTACCTTCCAACCATGCGCGCTTCTTTTGGTAGCCCAGGTCCCTGAGGATCGAGGCGACCTGCATCTGGTCCGACCTACCTTGACGCTCTACGGGTTTGCCGATCGCCTCGGTCAAGATCAGCTCACTGGTGATGGGTCGGCCGAGGTTGCGGGTGATCCATTCCTGGATGGCGGACTTCCATGGGCTGTCCACTAGGTAGGTTTCGTTCTCGCGATCGACCAGCTCGGCATGGTCGCGGGTGAGGTGGTTTGGTTCGCCGGCGCGGTAGGCAGCGACGGCTGCGGACCAGATGGCATCACGCTCGAGGAGGAGGCCATCGACAGGGATGTGCGGCGCTGCGGTGACGGGGATGACCCAGAAGCGGCGGTTGCCGGTGTCGTCTACCAGAAAGCCGGTGTCGCGGTTGGTGCTGCCGACGATGATGGATCGCCTGGGATAGGACTCGGTGGTGCGCTGGTAAGGCGCACGGAAGAGGTCGGTCTGCTGGGTGAGGAAGGCCTTGACCTGTCCCGCGTGCTTGCGGCCGGTGATGTGATCGAGCTCGGCCCACTCCATGAGCCATGAGCGGTGGAGCACCATGAGATCGTCTTTGCTGCCGATGTCGCGGAGTGCATCGCTGAACCAAAGGCCGCCGAGGTTTCGCCAGAAGGTGGACTTGCCGCAGCCCTGTGGTCCCATGAGGACACAGGCTGAGTCGTGCTTGCAGCCGGGTTCAAAGATGCGGCGCACTGCTGCGATCAGGGTCGCCTTGAGCATCGCGTCATAGAGGCTGCCGGGCTGATCGGTTGGGCGGAGGTAGGCGGTTGCGAGGGTGTCGATGGGTACGGGTGGTACGTTGTCGGCGACGTGCTCGAGGTATTCGCGGACGGGATCGTGGGGGTTTTCTAGTGCGACGACGTGGACGGCATCAGCGGCCAGCTCCTTGGTGACCTTGACGCCTTGTTGTGCCAGCTGCAGATAGAAGTGCTCAATGTGCTTGATGGGCTTCTGATCGAGCTCAATGGTCTGGGTAAAGATGTTCCAGCGAAGTTGATCTGCTAGTTGCTGGCGGAGGAGGGAAAGGAGCTCATTGGATTCAAGCTTGAGGAGCTTGTCTGATCGTGGTGTAAGCTGCTCTTGCTCCCGTGGGTGGGAAGCTTTTGAAGGCCGCTCGGAGGTGATGACCGGGCGGCTTTTTTCATGGCCGGCTAGGTGCGCGAGGGTGCCGACGCTGACGCCGCCTGCTGTGCTGTTGAAGGACTTCCACTTGGCTTGGCAGATGCCGGGCTCGAACTTGCCTGAGGTGGCGGACCAGCGGATCCAGTCTTGGAGGAGGGAGTCATCGCCGGCGCTGTGAAGGGCCATGCCGACCTTGACCCAGGTGTCGTAGTCGTCAGCATCTGCTGCGGGGATGCGATCAAGGAAGTCGCGCGCGCGGGTGCTGTCGGTTTCGGGGATGCGGAGTAGGGGAGCTGGATCTGGTTGCTTGCGCTGCATCTGCTGCAGCAGGGGGGATGGTGCGATCGCTGCGGGCAGGTCGGCTGGTGATCGGCCTTTCATCCAGCGATAGGCGCCGGTGATGGGGTGAGCGCCTGCGACAACGGATTGGCAACCAGCCCATCGAAGTTCGAGCTGCTCGCCTTTGATTGAGCTCCTGAGCTTAGTGGTCTTGATGGTGGGCCAGAACGGCTCAGGGACTTGGTAGATGATCTGGAGGCGACCATCACGACCTGATGTGACAGCCCAGGACTTTGGGAGCTCGCGAAGTGGTGCGCCGATCTGCTCGAGGACTTCGGAGGCGCCGAGACCATCGTGATCAACGAATAGGAGGCCGCCGGACTGCGGGCCTGCGATGACGCCGATGGCTACGGCACGGCCGGCGAGGATCTCGGTCTTGAGCTGGTCCCGGGTGAGTGGGTTCTTCTGCCATTCGGGCTGGTATGGGCGCTTGTCATTGCCAACGGCGACTAGCGCCCAGGCAGCAGGAAGTCTGTCCAGCTCGGTGATGAGCGGGTGGGTGGTCATGGGTGGGGCCTTGTGGGCCTCGGGATCTTACCGGTTAGGTCGGCAGGTTGGAGAAAGTGCCAGTTCCGCATCTGGCACAGAGCGGGCGATGATGGCGATGCCGCCGGCCTGCTGGACGGCTTGGAGCCATGCCTGCTGCTCGGGCCTGACCCGGCCTGTGGGGGTCTTGACCTCGATGCTGGTAAAGACGGCCAACCTGGTGCCGACCATGGCCTGGGTAATGGTGACGGTGCGCCAGCCGATCAGGTCAGCGGACCCACGGGCGAGGCCAAAGGTGACGAGCCGACCGGTGCGTGGATCGGGCAAGCTGCCGACCTGGTTCCTGAACGCCCGCACATCGGGGTTGGTGCCGACCGCCAGGCGGATCTGCTGCTGGAGGATGGTCTCGGCGTTAGCCATGCTTGCCTTGGCGGGCGAAGTGAACATGCTTGGCCCATGCGACGGGGTTCTTCAAGCCTCGCGCTTGACCGATGTGGATGAGCTCCTGCAGGGTACGAGCCTGGGCCTGCTGACGCCGATCGCGGGCACGCGCACGGGCAACGGCATCGCGGGCCAATTCTTGGAGCTCGCCTGCCTGCTGCTTGAGCTCACGGGTGCTGAGCTTGCTTGGTGTGCCGCAGACGGGGCACTGTGGCGCCGGCTTGAACGCTGCAAAGCAGGCCTCGCAGGTGCGAACGCACGGCGCTGGCGGGCCGCCCTTGCCGGTGCGTTGCCTGGCGTCGTCAAGGGTCCATGGCCGTACATCGTCCGGGAAGCCATGTCGGTGAACGTTGCCGACGTGATCCAGCACGATGGCCGCGGCTTTGCCCGGGGCTGGCCTGAGGACACGGCCAACCTGCTGGAGGTAGAGGCTTTCGGACTGGGTAGGGCGCAGGAGGATGGCAACGGCAGCACCCGGGCAGTCGAAGCCCTCGGACACTACGTCAACGGTGACGAGCACCTGGAGCGCACCTGCAGCGAAGCGTGCGACTAGGGCATCGCGGTCGTTGGTATTGCCAAGGAGGGTGGCTGCGCTGATACCTGCTTCGTTGAAGGCATCGCAGACGGTGGTGGCGTGGTTGACGTTGCAGCAGAAGGCGATCGCGGGCTGGCCTGCTCCGATGCGTTGGTAGTGGGTGATCGCGTCACCGGTGACGGTTGGCCTGATCATGGCGGCCGCGGCCTGGTCGTTGGCGTAGTCGCCAGCCCGGGTGCGGATGCCGGTCAGGTCTGCTACCTGGGGAGGTGCGTAGATCTTGACCGGGGTCAGGTAGCCGGCGGCCATTAGATCAGCCGTGGATGGCCCGAGCACCAGCTTGGTGAACATGGCACCGAGGCCGCGGCCGTCTTGCCTGATCGGAGTGGCGGTAACGCCGAGGATGAAGCTGTCCGGCCAGTGGCTGATCACCTTGGCCCAGGTGCCGGCGATGGCGTGATGGGCCTCGTCAATGACGATCAGATCAGGCTGCCAGTTTTGCCGCTCGAGGCGCCGGGCGAGGCTCTGGACTGAGGCCACTTGGACGGGGTGATCCGATGACTCGAAACCGGCGGCGATGATGCCGTGGGTAACGCCGGCCTGGCTGAGCTTGGCGCTGGCTTGACGGATCAGCTCACGGCGATGGACGAGGATCAGCACGCGCCGGCCGCGGGCGGCTGCGGCCTGAGTGATGGCGCTGAAGATGACGGTCTTGCCCATGCCGGTTGGGGCAACGAGCAGGGGCGCCCGGACGCCGGATCGAAAGGCTTGCCGCAGATCGGCGATGGCCTGCTGCTGGTAGGGGCGTAGTTGCATGATGGGCGCCGATGCGGTACGATGCTAGCTGCTACCACCCGCCATGGAAAACACCGCCTATCACGCCCACCCAGCGATCAGCAAGAGCCACCTTGACCAGGTGGCCCGCAGCCCGCTGCACTACTGGGCCGCCTACCTCGACCCGGCCCGGCTGCCCCGGGAGGTCACGCCGGCCATGGCGATCGGCACCGCCTTGCACACTCATGTGCTGGAGCTTGACCAATGGGATGCTCGCTATGTCACGGCACCCGAGGGCATTGACCGCCGCACCAAGATCGGGAAGGCCGAATGGGAGGTGTTTACCACCGCCTCCACGGGCCGCACGGTGCTCACCAAGGCTGATGCCGATCTGGTGATGCGCATGGGCCGCTCGGTCTTCGGCCATCCTGCAGCTGCGATGCTGCTTGGCTTGCCCGGGAAGGCTGAAACCACGCACATGTGGACCGATGCTGCTACGGGCCTCCAGTGCAAGTGCCGACCTGATTGGCTGACCGATGACGGCCTGCTGATGGTTGACGTCAAAACCACCGAGGATGCCAGCCCGCGGGGATTTGCCCGCTCGATCGCGCAATGGCGCTACCACGTCCAAGCAGCGTGGTATCTCGACGGCATCGAGCAGGCCACCGGCACCCGGCCTGAGCAGTTCATCTTTATCTGCGTGGAAAAAAAGGCGCCGTTCGCGTGCGCCGTCTATGCCGCCGATGCCGAGATGATCGCCGCCGGTGTCAAGGCCGCAGCGCGTGACCTCGAGGTGCTTGCCACTTGCAAGGCGGCTGACGCATGGCCCGGCTACAGCGATCAGATCGAACCGATCAGCCTGCCGGCTTGGATGACGCCCGGCAGCACCCAGCAACAACCACCCACCGAGATCGAGCTCTACTAATGACCCAATCCACTGCCATCACCACCCAGTCCAGCGGCTCGGTGTTCAGCGGCATCCAGGCGTTCGAGGAGGCGCAACGGATCGCCAAGGCCCTGGCCAGCAGCACGCTCATCCCGCCGGCGTTCCAGGGGCAGCAGGGCTTTGCCAACTGCCTAGTTGCCTTGGAGATCGCTAACCGGATGCGCATCAGCCCGTTCCTTGCGATGCAGCATCTGCATGTGATCCATGGCCGCCCGAGCTGGAGCAGTAGCTTCATCATCGCGATGGTGAATGGCTGCGGCCGGTTCAGCCCGCTGCGATTTGAGATCACCGGCGAAGGCGACAGCCTGGCTTGCTATGCCCGGGCGACTGACCTTGCCAGTGAGCAGGAGCTGAAGGGACCGACGATCACGATGGCGATGGCCAAGAAGGAAGGGTGGTCCACCAAACCTGGCAGCAAGTGGCAGACGATGCCCGAGCTGATGATCCGCTATCGGGCTGCTGCTTTCTGGGGTCGGCTCTATGCCAGTGATCTGCTGCTGGGCCTCCAGACCCAAGAGGAGGTGATCGACATCCAACCGGTGACCGTCAAGACTGAGGTGCCCAGCCTGGATGATCTGAATGCCAAGATCACCCAACCAGTGGTGACTGCTGAACCTGATGACGACATCTTCTGAGTTTCTGACCGACGCGCAACTGGCAGCGCGTTGGCAGGTTCATCGCCAGACCTTGATTCGCTGGCGACGGCAATCAACCGGGCCAGCTTATGTGCGCATTGAAGGGCGCGTGCTCTATCCCCTGGCCGAGGTGGGGCAATACGAAAAGGCCAACACCATCACCCACGACCAACCATGACTTTCAAAATAAAAGGCGCCATCTTCAAGAACACCCCTGAGAAGCTGCAGCAGCGGCTGGGTGACCGGTACGACGCCAGCAAGAAGTATCCCGATGTTGACGGGGTGTTCGGAATCAAGGAGGAGGACCGGATGGCGTTTGCCAGCTACATCATGAACGCAGCGCCAAACGACAATGGCGAGGTGCCGCTGCGGGTGAACGGATACAACAACACCAGCCAGGGTGGGGTGAAATATCTGGGGCTTTCGATCGAGGCGGACTTCAAGACGCTGAAGGCGATTGAGGAGGCCCTGCTGGCGGCGGTGCCACCTGCTGCTGCTCCGGTGCAGGTGGTTGACGTGTCTTATGACGATCTGTTCTGATGCAGTGCCCGAAGTGCAGCCACAGCCGCCATCGAGTGGTGATCGTCAACAACCGGGTCCCAGATCAGGTGGTGCGGAAGCGGGTCTGTGAAGCGTGCGGGCACATGTGGTTCACGGTGGAGGCGGAGGTGAGCCGGTACTCGATCGGGTGGTCCTCGGAACACCAGAACAAGCCGGTGCTGCGTGTGCCGGTGACGCTGGAGCTTGACTTTGTGCCACAGCTCCCGCAGGGCCGGCCACCGCTGCCACATTACGATCTGTAACAGCCTGATTGATGCGCCACAGGTGGTGGGGGATAATTAGGGGACGGCCGACGAGGCCTCCCACCCACACCGCCAACCATGACCCGCGCTCCTTTCCAAGTCGGACAGACCTATTACGGCTCCCTCAGCTGCGCTCACTCATCTTTCCCCGTCACTTGCATCAAGCGCACCGAGAAGTCTGTCTGGTTCGAGCACGCCACAAGGCCCGAGCACTACCCGACCAAGCGCGCTAAGGCCAAGGCTTGGCACGATGGCTCCGAATCCGCCAACTTCCACCGCTGGTACATCTCTTCAGATTCAGTCAAGGACAACGGCTGGGACATGCAAATCGCCTGAGCCCTTCGGGGCTTTTCCCTTACCCACTCCCCCCATGCTCACCTTTACCGCCCTGCTGGTCTGGAAGCTGTTCCTGCCTCTGCTGGTCATGATCGCCGTGATCGACTGGCTTACCGCTTCCGACGATCGCCGCGTCCGCATCCTGCGCCGCACCGGCCTCAGCCAGCGTCAGATTGCTGCTCGCCTCAACCTCACCCGTTACCGCGTCTGCAAGGCGCTCGCATCATGATCACCAACATCTGGATGAACCGCGCCGCCGCCTTGTTTTTGCTGGTTGCCGTCTATGCCCTCGCCTACGACAACGCCAACCAGCAAGCTGCACAAGCACATCACAATCACCCGGCTGCTCATCAGGAGTTGAAGCCATGACCACCCCCCGCCAATTCTTCTTCCAGATCCGTTCGGCCAGCGTGATTGAGTACATCATGGCTCACACGCTGGCTGAGGCCAAGCTGATCGCCGAGCAGTCTGGCTGGTTGCCGTGGTTCTCCGAGATGGAATGGCTCAACCCTGAAACCGTTACCGATCCAGCAATCCATGACTAAGACGACAGGAGCAATGCTGCCTTGGCAGTGGAGCGAAGAACTGCCCACCAGCCAGCACGGTGAAGGTGTGAGCCGACCACGATCCGGCAATCAAACCCGGGAGTTTCGCTTGCTGGTCTTCAAGCCCGGCGCCCAGCCAATGACCTGGATCACCCGGGCGGAATCAAAGCGGCACGCGATCGGCTATGCGCAAGCCCGCTGGCCCGGCGCTGAAGTGAAGGTGGTGTGATGGCTGACGACATCCGCGCCAAGCTGGAGGCGCTGATCAGCGATTCCGGCATGTTCCATGCTGGACAGCAGGACGAGCGGTTGCGGCTTTGCCGGCTGATCGACATCCGACTGGAAGACCTGCGCCAGCTGCCTGGCAATGCGCACGTCGCAGCCCGCCGTGAAGAACTGCTCCACATTCGCCAAGCACTACAAGATCACTCATGAAACCCCATCAACTTGACCTTCAACGCGCCACGATGATGGACGCGCTTTATGCCCGCAGCGGCCGCGCTGCCCTGTCACAGGGGCACCCGCTGCGCTCGACCTACACGGGGTTGTGGCAGGAGTTCTGCTCTGACATCGGCCCGAACTTCAGGGATGCCGACTACCAGCAGTTGCACGCTGACGTGTGCCAGGCGATGGATGACACCGGTTCAGTGATGACGCCTAAGCAAGCGCATCAGGCGATCGCCACCTGCCGCCGCCACCTGCTAGGGAAGTGGGCATGAGGATGCTTCTATTGCTGCTTGCCATGCTCGCCGCGCCAGCCCAGGCACGCACCGTGACTGCCACGGTCTATGACCCGTGGTATGCAGGCCGCCCTGACTATTGCACTGGCCGTCCCTATCAGCACTGGGGCATCAGCGCCGCGCATCCATGGCTGCCCTGTGGCGCCAGGGTCCGCGTCACCCACGGCAGCCGATCGCTGGTGGTGCCGATCCGTGACCGGTGCGACTGCAACAGCATCGACCTATCAGCCGGTGCCGCCTATCGCCTTGGTGTGCCGCTTGATGGCACCGCACAAGTTCAAATTAACCACTAACAAAAACCATGAACAAGTACGAGGCAACACCTGAGCAGTGGTCTGCTGACAGGTACGACTGGAGCAAGGCTAGCAGCGAGGCAATGACCGGGGATTCCGCATTTCGCTGCATCCTTGAACTCCGCGCCCGCGTTGAGGCACTGGAGGCCCAGGCCGACCATTCTCCTGGCGCCACGAAAATGCTCCCGCCCCCGGTGGCGACGGATGAGGAGCTGCGTGAGATTTGGAACTCTGAGAAGGGCTGCAGGCCGTGGGTTTCCCGCCGCGCCATCTACGACCTCGGCGTAGCACACGGCCAGGCCGGCAGCCGGGAGGTGGCGAGGTGGCTGCGTGAACGGCACTGGGTTGACGCCCCCGACATACTTGAGCAGGAGGCAGGGCGATGACACGCATTATCAACGGCGAGCGTCGTTATGGCGTTTGGAGCGGTTGCTATATGGGCCAGGCTGAAGATCCGACCCGCTGTATTGAAGAAGTTTGGCCATCTGACGGTCGGATTCCACATCAATGCAGCCGCAAGCGCGGCCACGGCCCTGATGGGATGTACTGCAAGCAACACGCTAAAAAACACAACATGGAGACTTAATGACTGACCAATCTTTCCCGATCACACCACCGCCTGAAGAGTTAAGGCGCCAGTGGCAATCAGAATGTCCCTTTTTTGTTATTAGCGTTCAACGAGAGGATTGGATGATTGATCGCGCCGCCCAATGGGGTGCCGACCAGGAGCTGGAGGCGTGTTGTGAGTGGTTGAAAGATCCTTGCGCTGCTGACATGCCTTCATTGGCAAAAGATCTTCAATACTCTCGCCGCCCCAAGCTGCCGAGCTTGAAGGAGGAGGCGCTAAAGCGACTCAAGGCGTTGGAGAAGCTAGCTGAAGCATGTGGACACAGCTCTGACGACACTATCCGCCTCGCCCTGGAGGCTTTGCCCAATGACTGAACTATCACCCGCTGCTCAGGCGGTGTTAGATGCTTGGGACGCCAAGCTAGATCCAATGGTGACGTGCCTGACCCACGACCCGGAACGTGAAGCACTAGCCGCCGCCCTTTACGCTATTGCCGATCAAACGATTAACGTTCAGTGGAGCGTTGAAATGTGGGAGCTTCACCAAGAGATTTATGCCATCGCCACCGAACTGGAGAACCAACCATGATCACCACCCCGGACTTTCGCGCTTTGTGCAGGGAGCTGCTGGTGGCAATTCAGCTTTACACAGGGCTGAGGCACCCAGCCGCTAGCAAGATGTCATCCGTTGAGATAACGGGAAAACTCATGGACGCTATGGCTGCAACTGCTGCCGCCCTAGCCACCCCACCGCCGGAGCCGCCGACGGATGAGGAGATTGAAGAATGGGCGGAGGCTGCCACGGAAGTGCCATTGGAGGCAATGGACCCTGATATTCATGGCTGGCAGCGCTGCTTCACAAAAGAAGAGTTCTGTGCTTCTATCCGCGCCGCCCTTGAGAGGTGGGGCCATCGCTGACACGTTTACCGCCAGCGGCCTGCGCATTGAACGCCGCCACGATCGCTGGAACGGCGTCAGCTACATGGCCTGGCGCCCCCATGTCTCCATGCTGTTCACCGACACCAAGGAGCTGCTGCGCTTCATTGCTTGGCCCAAGAAGACCCCAACCGGAGACGCCTTGCGCGCCTGGCTGGAGGTCAAACCTGCCGAGCCGGTGCCAGCAGCGCCTGCAACTGATGCCAGCGGCTTCGGCCCTGATCCTGAGGATCCCAACTACCAGACCCGCACTGTTATCTGACATGGATTTGGTCAACCAGCCGCCGCACTACCGCCAAGGCGAGATCGAGTGCATCGACGCGATCGAGGCCGCACTGACGCCAGAGGAGTTCCGCGGCTACTGCAAGGGGAACGCGATCAAGTACATCTGGCGCGAGCGGCACAAGGGCGAGGACTCACTGGCTAAGGGGCAGTGGTATCTCGCCCGGTTGCTCGGCAAACTGGAGCCATGAAAGCCTCGCATCTGGCCACCTTGACCTTCTGGGAACGGCTGACGGTTGCGCTGCTGGTGCGCAGCCCGCGGACCAGCCTGCTGGTGGTGAAGGAACGTGACACCTCGATCGTGTTCGTTTCAGCCGATAGAACGGACCCAGTGGCGAGCTATGTCGTCTCGGGTCTTCAGAACCCCGATCCGGCTTGCATGGTCCTGGAGCGGATCTATCACGCGCCAAGTTTCGGTGAGGCGGAATGATCAGCCTGTACGGCGGCCGGTTGCTTCTCTTCTGCGATCGGGCCGACCGTACCTGGCGCGCCCGGGTGGTACTTGGCCCGAAGCCTGAGCACCAGGTCGAGGCCGACACAGGCGCCATCCGGCTGCAGGATGCGATGCTGCGCGCGCAGTCGATCTACCAGATGGCACGTGCCAAGATCCGGCCTGACGATGCGCCGCGCATGTGCTGGGACTGCATTCAATGGGAGGCAACGCGCAAGGGATGCGGTTTTGATTTCCCCGAAGCGCGGCAAAGCGGCGGCCGGTTTGCGGCACGCTGTGAGCTGTTCGTGGCCGACCGCTAGGACTCACCTGCCATCCAGCGCACGATTGCCCACTCGCCAAGGGATGACCAGAACGGCTGCGCGCGATACCAGTCAACCCATGGCTTGTGACCTTTCTGGCTGTTGCACATGAGGCAGCAACTGACTAGGTTTTCGCGGACGGTGAGGCCGCCGAACACCTTGGGCACGACGTGATCGAGGGTGGGGCTGCGACCGAGCGGATCGCCGCAGTAGGCACACTCGTAGTTCCAGGCGAGGTGGATCTGATCACGGGCTGATCGCCGGGTGACCAGGCGGGTGCCGTCAATGTGTGCTTTTTCCACCGAGATCGAGCGGCAGGGGCAAGGCCTCGACTGAAAGCTCGAGGATGTCGTCGTCGTTGCCGATGTGCTCTGTGATGCGGCTGTAAAGATCAGCCGGCAGCTCGTCTGGTTCGGTATCGGAGCGGTAGATCACTTTTGCGGTGATCTCGATCAGGAAAGCCTGCATGGGATGACCGCCGCTAGGCCAAGGGTAACGGACGCGACCTGATCGGCTGGAGTGTTACGGATTGTGAACGGGGAAGGGGGGGTGCGCTGCCGGTGGTGTAGGATTTACACATCAACCGCCACCGACCGATGATTACCTTCACCCTCACCAAGCAAATCACCGGGCCGCCAGAGCCGCACCCAATCTGGCAATCCACCCCACACCGAGAGCCATGACCAGCGCATCCGTGACACGTCCACATCTTGATTACGCTGAACTCGACTTCCGTTGCTGGGCATGGGCCGCCGGTTGCTGGCGCGAGTGGTCCGACACGCAAGCTAACTGGCTGCCGTCTGATCCTCCGCCACATGAAGCACGTTACTTCAACTACCGCAAACTGCTAAAGCAGGGCTGGGTCGCCGCCTGACCCTCACCGGGCCGCTTCGGCGGCCCTTGCAACCCGCCGATTGTTACAGACCGTTAACTGGCCGACCCGGTGCCCAATCATGCGCTGCCGGTGGTGTATAGTTCTTTCATCGGGCCGAGAGGCTCACCACTCACACCAAAACATGACCTTCACCACCCTCGCTCAAGTCCAGCTCCGCAAGAACGTCGCCACCGTTCCCGCCGACGCTCAAGGCCGCCAGTTTTTTGCTTTTGGAACCGGCGCTCCTCAGCGGGCCATGACCGAGCAGGAGCTGATCAGCTGGGCCAACGGCAACTACCACATCCGCTGATTGCGCCAGCCCCGTTTCGGCGGGGCTTTATTTCATTTATCTCATCGCCCCAATGCCTTTGATTGACATGGCAGACATCCGAAATCGAGACTTGGCAAAATCCATGCAGCTCATGGCATGGGAAAGAGCCAAGGGAGAACTCAAAGCAATGCTCCATTTGAGCTGGAGTGAATACGATCACAATGGCAACCAACTACCCTCCGACTTTGAGGCCATGAACGAGCGCGTTGAATCGTTCATTTTGGACTTTGAATCGCACCATGTTTGATTTTAATTCTGGCACCGTCAATCCCGAATACGACCACATCCCCGAGGACGAGGATGATGAAGACGACGACGACCGCGACCACCCGAGCATGACGGCTGCCGAACGCAACCCATCCATGAAATGACCTACATTCTTGACCTTGGCCTATGGCACGTCGGCCCGTTCCCGACCCACATCGCCGCGCAGCATTGGGCTGAAAGCCACGGCGTTGAGAATTACCGGATGATCCCGTTGGATGATCCAGCCGAAGCGCCTGCCAAGGTCATTCGCTACCGCCAAACCGGACTGGTTAGCCCTTGCTTGCCGTGACGGCCTCATCCATGTTGTAGCGACCTGTTACCGCATAGGTGCGGGCCGGGATGCCATCCATCTTCTGGAAGACCATCTGGCCGATCTTCATGCCAGGCCACATCGCGATCGAGTGATAGCGCCGAGCGTTGGTGAGCTCCATGGTCAACCGACTGCCATACCACCCTGGATCAGCCAGGCCTGCGTGGCTGTGCTCGAGCCCTTCCCTAGCTCTGCTGCTCTTCAGGAAAAACACCCCCACCAGAAAATCCGGCAGGTTGAAGATCTCGCGGGTTTCCGCCAGGCAGAACTCACCCGGCGCCAGCCAGTAGGGATCGGCCTGGGTGTAGTGGGCGATACCGAGGATCTCCAGCTCGTGGCGGTACTCCACCTCGACCATCAGCCGATCACCAAGCAGCACGTCGATGCTGGCCGGGTTGACCAGATCAGGATCAAATGGCACCACCATCGCGTGCTTGCTGCACAGGTGATGGATCTCGTAGTCGGGAAGCGGCACAAGCTGATCAGTGAACCACCGATAAAGTTAGGTGGTCGCTCAGATCACAGGACCCTCTGATGGCCACCATTCGCCTGGCTGATGCCGCCAAGCACTACAAAGAGCAACCGCATCAGCTGGCGGCTTGGAACGCGCTGCAGCAGGTACTGACCACCAAGGAGATGGAAGACTTCGCGGCGCTGTATCGCGCGGCCCCTACGGTCAAGCCATCACCCACCAGCAACCCGCTCTCGGTGCGGTGGCAGAGCCAGCTCGACAACAAATCCGGCACCGGCTACCGGGAGTGCTTCAGCTCGAGCTGCGCCATGCTCGCGATGCACTGGAACAAGGTTGCGAATGATGACGCCTACAACGCGATCCGCAATCAGTACGGCGACAGCACCGACGCGCAGGCGCAGCTGCTGGCGCTGCGCAGCTTGGGCCTCAAGGCCAACTTCCACACCGATGGCAGCCCTGCCAAGCTAGAGGCCGAGATCAATGCTGGCCGGCCTGTGGCTGTGGGCTGGCTGCATCACGGACCCGTGTCTGGCCCATCGGGCGGTGGCCACTGGTCCGTTGTGATCGGCTACACGGCCGCGGCCTGGATCCAGAACGACCCCAACGGGGAGGCCAACCTGACCGGTGGTGGCTACACGGCCAACACGAAAGGGGCTGGGGTGATCTACAGCCGCAAGAACTGGAACCCCAGGTGGATGCCCGGTGGAACCGGCGGCTGGTATCTCAGCGTTTCACCAGCGGGGTGATGACACCAGCCAGGATCTCGACGGCCCGGTAGAGCTTGACAGCCATCCGGCTGTAACGGCCCAGGGCTTCGTCGTCCTTGGGAGTGGGGGTGAGGTTGACGATCGCCACCGCGGCGCCATGAACGGCGATGACAACGGCGACGTACTCAGCGATCCGATCGGTCATGGCGTTGCAATGGCTGCGCTTCAGTCTGCCATCTTTGCTTCAACCTTGGACACCCGCTGCTCGACTGAGTTGAGGCGGCCAAAGGTCTCCTTGCGATCGGCGCGGATGTCAACGTGAAGCTCCTCGAGCCTGCTGGCCACGTTTTCGACGGCAACCGTGAGCCGGGTGACAACCTCCCGGTTGGTGGTATTGCCACGGATGGCGCCACCCGTGGCCATGACTAAGGCGGTGAACGCTGAGCCGACCAGTGCGGCAATGACTTCGATCATGGTCCGCAGTGGCGTCAGCTCAGTTTAGCTGCTCTACGCCCACGGCACACCAGCCGCCTTAGTAGGAGCCGCCTGTTCATCCAGTTGCGCTTGTAGTGCAGTTTCAATCGCAAGCACGTCTAGCCTGTCCTGCACCCAGCCAATGACGATCTCTGGTGTCAGGTCAGCGTATGGGATCACGTCGCCCTCAGGCTGCTCTAGGCCGATGGAGCCATAGGCAGAACTGGCATAGGTGCCATCTTCGGCGGCAAGGGTCCAGTGAACGGTGTAGACGATGCCGTCAGCCGTGTGGCGTTCGAGGTTGGCGATAGCCCAGGTGTAGGTGGTCATGGTGGTGTGGTAGTAATATTGGCAATTCTAACTGCTCAAAAACAAGTTTGACTGACAAAAAATATGTCTGCCAAACCTGTATTGCACAAAAACAGTAGTGGCGTTGACTACGCTGCTTCCAGGGCGGATAGCCGAGTCTCCAAGGCTTCGATCTTGGCGATGGCTTCCTGCAACGCAGCCGTCAGCAGTGGCACCAGCTTGGATTGGTCGATGCCTTGCATGACGGGATTCCCGTCAGCATCAACGGCATCCTTTTCGCCGTGGATAGCCTCGGGGACAACGGCTTGAACTTCGTGGGCGAGGAAGCCGTCAACTGTCTGGTCAGGATCGGGAATAAAGTTGAAGCGGCTGGGCTTTAGTTGCAGGATCCGAGCAGCGGCTCCGGTGATTGGCCTTACATTCTCCTTGAGTCGGTAGTCGGAAGATGTCGAGTAAGAGACTGATGAAGTTGAGTTTGCGCTAATAAGTCCAATTTGGGTTCCGTTGTATGTGAATGTAATATAAGTTTTGCCGCTTCCATAAGTATTGCCCATCCGAAGATATTGACCAAAACCGCCATCGGGAAGCAAGGCTGTATCGGTATTGCTTAGCGTTACGGACCCACTTGAAGCAGTGAAAATAATTGCGCCATCAACGTAGAACGTGCCACTGTCGATGTTGACATTACCGCTTGCATCAACGACGATGCGTGAGGTGCCGCCAGTGCTAATCCCAATCTGGTCAGCGCCAGGGCTGTAGATGCCGGTGTTGAGGTCACCTGATACGGCAATGCCCGGCAGTGCTGCGGTGCCTGCTGTGACGGCTAGGACGCCGGTCATGGTGTCGCCAGCCTTCAGCACGTTAGCAGATGCCGCTCCAGTCAGTGCTGCGGTGATGGTGCCTGCGGTGAAGTTACCAGACGCATCACGCGCTACGATCGCGCTTGCCGTGTTGGCGCTGGCGGCTGTGGTGGCTGAGTTGCTGACCTTACCTGCTGTTGCGATGGTGGCCAGCTTGGTGTCAACAATTGCCGCACTTGCATTCACGTCTGCATCAACAATTACCCCAGCAGCAATAGCGGTAGCATTGCCAACGCTGGTAACATCACCGGTTAGGTTGGCGTTGGTGGTAACGGTGGCTGCGTTGCCAGTAGTGTTTTGGTTAAGTGTTGGGAATGTACAGTTAGTTAGCGTGCCACTAGATGGTGTGCCGAGTGCTCCACCGCTCACTAGGTTGCCGGATGCTGTGCCTGTTAGTGCTGCCGTAATCGTTCCAGCACTGAAGTTACCACTTGCATCCCTGGCAACTATTGCCGACGCAGTGTTAGCATTGGTTGCAGTAGTTGCACTATTGCTGACCTTACCTGCCGTGGCAATAGTGGCTAGTTTGGTGTCAACGATAGCAGCAGATGCGTTGATGTCTGCATTGACGATCACACCAGATGCAATCGCAGTTACACCCGTGCTACTGATGGTTACATCACCTGTAACTGCCGTGCTGGTCGCTACGTTAGCGGCGCTGCCAAGGACGATGTTCCCGCTGCTAAGCGTGGCCAGCTTGCTGTAGGCGATCGCAGCACCCGCTGCAATGTCTGCATTGACGATCGGGTAGGTGCCGCCGATCGCGTACGTCAGGCTGGTCCAGGCGGTGGACCCGGTGCCGACCTTCCACTTCTTAGTGTCCGACTCAATGCCGATCTCGCCCGACAGTAGCGTTGGGTTCTGAGCTGTCCAGTTTGCAGCGGTGTCGTACCGCTGCTTCATCAGTGCCGATAGGTTGATGCTCATGATGCTCCTGAGGGGCTGATGGTGTAATCACGCGCAGGCGTTGCCGCTGCTGCGCCTGCATCTAATAGGTACATCCTAGATGGTGATGCCGCTGCTGCACCAGCGTTAAATACCAAATCGCCGGTATTGATCGGGATTGATTGCAGCTCGAGCTCAACATTCCACCTGCCGCAGGAGCTGTCAGTGATCGCAGGCGGGCTGACGTAGCGCCATGCAATATCGCTGAGCAATGAAACCGGTGGTGTGGTGTAGCCAGTCCAAACCTCAGGCGACAAAAAGAAAATGTCAAAGCTGCCTTGGCGGTCGATGTAATGGGTTGTGATCAATCCTATCTCTGCTTCAATTAACCGCTGGAAAGATAAGCCAAGGCTTTGCGCGATGCGTCGATTGCCGCGCCTGAACCCTGTTGTCATGCCGGACAATGAAACCTGAGACGTGCTTGGCACGTTGCCAGGGATGTATGTTCTGACTGATGGGACCAGGGCGGGAAAGGTCATGGGATTGGTGTTGCTATAAGTTCAATCGTCATGCTGTATTGTATCGGCGCTGCGATTGCAACATCGAACGGGCCAGCATATCGCCATTGATAATCAACTGCGCTCACAGGTGGGGTGCTGTAACCCAGCCATATGATAGCGGGCAGATCAAATCCAATCAATGTACCCTCCTGCCCTGCATAATGATCCAGGATCAGCTGTGCATTCGCTTCGCTCAGGTATTGATAGCCAAGCGATAACACCTGGGCAATGCGCTTCGTGCCTTGCAGAAATCTAACGTCACCGCCGCTGATGCTTGCATAGGTCAACTGCGGATAATCGCCAAAAGTCAGCGCCCTGGATGCTGGCTCAATAGAGGGAAAGTTGGCCATCAGACTATGCGGAAAGAATCGTTGATCATTGAATCAATGATGGCAGAAACATCCCCAGTGGTAACCGGGAAGTGCTCAGCCTCTATTGTACTGCGTCCTTCAGGATCGTAGCTGATGCTAGTGATTTGATACCATTCAACCTCGGCGCGGTTGTCACCAGTTGATGTGATGCGTTGGCGGTCAATCTTAATGATGTCCGTTGGCTTGAGGCCAGTGACAATTAATGAAGTCTGAAGGCTGATCGAATGCGTCGATAACCTGCGCTTTGCTAACTCATAAAGTGCATAAGAAATAGCGTGGTTATCGTATGTGCAAAAATCAGTCATATCAAATTGCTCAACCGGTGCATCCAATGCAGTGGTTGCATAAGATACCTGCAGAGTGCGCTGGATGCTGATACTGCTGGGATTGGCTTCGCGGTAAAGCATGACCGCAATAAAATCTTGGCGATCTGAAATAGGATAAAATGATTTGCTAAAGCTGCCTGGTAGTATTTCATTTTCAGTAAAGATTGCCGCTGGCGTTATTACGCCTTCATCTAATTGGCTGCCATCCAGTGGCAGCACTGGCTCGAAGCGATACTGCCCACCAACTGACAAAAACGAAAGGAAGAAATATGGCGCAAGGCTAGATAAAAGCTCAATAATGTTTACGGCGTTTTCAAGCACACCGTTGTAAAAGAACCCATATAAATCGGCAAATGCCGCGATGCTTGTCAAGTTGTCAGTGTAGATTGGTGAGGCAATGTCTGACGTATCGGCGCCATCAGCCCGCTTGTATATTGTGAACAGGTACATCGCCAGATCAACGAATTGATTACTGGCGCCGCGTGGGTAAACACCAGCAACCAAGCCGCCGCTGTAAAGATCAACCTCAACTCCTTCGTCATAGAAGATAAACAGTTGCTTGGTTGTTGTAGGGTACGATCCCTCGGACGGTGGGTCATAAATGTCGCCTTCAATCCGCAAAAATGTGATGTCTGCATAGGCTGAGTTATCGGCGCCTGGTGTCACTGGCAGGTAAAGATTGCCGCTGGTGGTAAGTGATGTGCCAGCCGTGTAGGTGAAACTATTTGCATTGGGTACGGTCGCAACAATGTAGGTGCCTTCAACGCCATTGCCGCTTGTGATCTCAACGTAGACAGTATTGCCAATCGCAAGACCGTGCGCTGTTGCTGTAACTGTTACGGTCGTTCCAGACTGTGAATAGGTGCCTGTTAAGAACTCATAGGGGCTTTCAATGTTTTCTTGTTGCACACCGTACAATGTGCCCGTGCTGGCGGGCAATGATGGATTGTATTGTGTATTTACTACCACGATTGTGAATTGTATGACCAGTCGTGCGCCGGATGGTATGCCTAGGAATCCTGGGCTTTCTGGTGTAAGAGTGCCAAACTCTTGGATTGTTCCAACCGTATTCCCCCCGCCAGTTGCTGAATTAAAATTAAGCACTAGCGGTGTTGAAGCGATCCAACCGCGATATGCCCAATATGCTGCTGTAATATCAGTGCCGTCATTTGAATCATAAGCATGGACATAAAAAGCCGATGTAACAAGAACAGTGTTGCTGGTATCACCTAACCCTCTGGTAATAAGCCGAGTGGTGTAGTAGCTGTAAGGATCATAGGAGTATGTATAGACGGCCCCAGGGCTTGCCTTGGCAAGCTGCGACAGATAGGAGTATGTCTCAACACCACAGAACAATGTTCCACCACCGATCGGACAGGTGTCTGGCGCGGCCGCAAGATCCGCAGCGGTTGCGTAATCGTGCTCAAGCGTAATTGATTGATCGGCAATGAATGCCAGTGACTGCGGGCCAATCCAAGTGCGATACTTTACCGGTGAGCTGACAATTTCGCCTTGGCTGATCGCATACAGAAAACTTCCCACATAGAGCTTGGTGCCAGCTTTTACCAGTGACGGCTGCACCCAAACGCCACCGATGTCGTCAACACGCTTGCCAAATACGATCGGGATTGTTTCACCTGGTGTTGCGAGTTGTTGCCTCTTATCAATGTCTGATGATGGTTTTTTGCCAGTCAGCAATGAATCATCGAGTTTTTTTGCTGTGCGGGCTGGTGCGCTTTTGACTTGCGCTTGCGCATTAAATGCGTTTTTTTGTGATTGGTATTTTATGAAATCATTTGCGTATCTCAAGGTACCGGCCATGGTTAAACCATAGCGAGATCGCTGTTCATTTATGAAAGCAGCTTGCTGCGCGCGATCGCCTGCAATGGTCCCAGTGGTTTGAAGCCCTTCAAAAATGTTAATCGTCATTGCCCTATGAACCTCCCAATAAGATTGGATGAAATCTTCCGGCTGGGTACTTGTCCCTTCTGCTTATCAATCGCTGGGTTGACCGTCCAGTCTACAGCTGTGTCATTGATAGATGCGGATTCAACGCTGCCAATGTATCGGCTGATGACTTCTGCGCTGGCCGGATCAATTGCATCTTGCCCTACGTCTTGGATGACAAGCGACGCAATAATCAATGACGTGCCGCCAACTGCTTGCTCTGTAATATCAACCATGTAGGCGATAGCGGCGGCATTGACTTGAAAGTTGTTGATTGATGCGGCAGTTGATGATCCAAATCCGCTTGCATTAAATGCTAGATATGGGTAGGTGCCGGTGATGTCGGTGTCAATACTTAACGCCTGAGGGTTTTGGTAAAAGTTCTGCCACCTTGCTGTAGGTGATCGCTTGCCTGTTATCGGATCGCGTACGCTGGTCCGGTCTGCATAGTATTCTAAAAAGCACATGATGTCGTAGTTGTTCATGCTAACCCCACCGTGCGCCTTGTGTTCATGTCATTGCGCAATAGGCTAAGGGTCTGATTGACTCCAGCTGCAACAGCGCGACTTAGGTCCTGGGTCGTCACAAAGTTGGTCCCATCCATCTGCGTTACAGGCCCGGTCTGGATGCTTACCTGAGCGTTGCCCGGCACTACCATGCCGCCCTCAGCGAACTTCGGGATAGCGGCTGCACCGCGCACACCAGACAGCCAGTTATTGGCAAACTTGGTCGCCTTTGACTGAGGCACGATGTACTCAGGCTCACCACCTTCGCCTACCATCGCAAGGGTAGGGCCTGACACCACGCCACCCTCGGCGAATTGCGGGATGTTGGGCTGGGGCAGTAGCGGGATTCCAGGTAATTTTAGCCTCACTAGGGCGCCATTAGCACCACGGATAACGCCATTGATTGCATTGACTACGCTACCAATTGCGCTGCCAATACTGTTTAGGATCTGATTGACGATACCGCGCACCGTTTCAAATGCTGCTTTGAATGGGCTGGTGATAATGTTGACCACACTGCTGAAGATGGTTTTAATTGAATTAATCAATGTAGTAAATGCTTTCTGCACGGGTTGAATGAAAGTCGAGTTGATCAATCCAATCAACAACTTAAAACCTTCAACCAGCGGATCAATAAAGAATGACTTGAAGCCCGCAGGCAGTTGCTTGAAGTATTCGCCAATGGCGCCAAAGGCAGCGCCGATCTGATCGCGGAAGGCATAGATGGCAACACCGGCGGCGATGACCAAAGCAGCGATGCCCACGGGGCCTGTGAAGATCGTGATGATTGCTGCAATGGCTGGCGCCAATGCGATAAAGGCAGCAGCTAGCCCACCGACCACCAGGACGGCATCCTGCACGGGTTGAGGCAGCTGTGTGAATGCAGTGATCGCTCCTGCTATCCCCTGCGCGATTTGAGTAATCAACGGCAGCAATGCCGTAATCGCTTGATTGAATGGACCCGCAACAACTCGGGCAATCTCATTTAGTGAATCGTTGAACTTATCAGCTGCTTGTGCGCCTTCAGTTGTGATTGTTGCGTTATATTGGCTTAGTGCATCGCGCCCTTGATTCAGCATTGGAATCAGGTTCATGCCTGACTTGCCGAATAGTTCCTGCGCTAGCGCAGTTTTTTGCGCGCCATCTGACATATTCGCAAACCTGTCTGCAATATCAAGCATGACATCATCCATCGGGCGGATCTTGCCACTTGCATCAGTCGCGCTGATGCCAATGGATTTTAATGCTTCATTTGCTTTTGATGCAGGATCAACAATCCCTTTTGATAGCTTGCCCATTGCCTTGGCAACTTCATCAACGCTGCTGCCAGAATCATCTGCTGCGGCGCCAAATCTGCTCAGGCTTTCAACTGCAACGCCGGTCCGCTGGCTCAAATCATTGAGGTTGTCCGCTGCGTCAATGGATCCCTTTGCCAGTGTCGCCAGGCCGCCGATCGCAACAGCAGGCACAAGGGCGCCCAGCGCGCCGCTCATGCCGGCTGCCGCTCCCTTCATCTTGCCGAAGGTGCCATTCAAGCCATCGGCCTTCCTGTCAAGGCTGGTCAGGCTTTTCTCAAGGCCATTGATTGAGGCCGTGCCGTCAACGCTGGCCTGGATCTTGACTGCTGCCTTGATGTCCAGCGCCATCGGTTAGCCTCCCTTTTCGTGAACAGCCGATAGGATCTCGGCTTCGATGATTTGGATGTCGGCCAGCATGGCTGCTGGATCTGCAACTGCGTGCAGTCTAAAGGTCCAGTCAAGCGCGGCGTAATCCAACCCGATCAAGCCATTGCTGCCGCTGCGCCATTGGGTCTGGCAGCGCAGGAACGCCACCACCGCTGGCCATGCCTCAGGTTCAACCTCAAAGCGATCGGGCTCTGATGGCTCGGGGATCTCAAGGCCAAACACCGCAGCATCCTTGGCTGTGTTATCAATGACGCCGCCACGCATCCAGTATCGTGCGGCGTCTAGAAGTTTTTTGTTTTCACCCCAGTCAAGCTGTCGAAGTAGGCAACAATGATTGCCGACGCCAAGGTGGGGATGTCAAGCAGTTGCTGCTTCATTGCCTCACTAAATGGCACCTCGTCGCCATCTTCATCAAGCACACCAGACCAGCCAATCAAAAGCTCGTCGGCAATGCTTTGATCGCTGATGCTATCGTCTGATGCTTCATTGCGTTCGGATGATTTTATGCGGGCCTGCACTTCAATCTGGATCTTATTGATCCTTGCTTGCGGCAGCCGCTTGAACTCAGCATCAAATGTCTGCTTCTCGAACTTACCGCCACTAATTGGCAGTTTGACGGTAACAGGCCAGACGTAACTGCTGGATTGCTTAAGTACAAAAGCCACGATAATCAGGCAAAGGTGAGGGAGATTTCATCATTGCCGATCGTGGTAGGAACAGCAACGTAAGGCAAGCCTAGCATTTGAATGCCATCCTGATCTTCATAGGCAGGATTTGCCAGGGAGATAGTAGGCAGCACGACTGTAACCCGGTTGCCAGCGGTCGTGCCGTGCATCAGGGTAACGGATCCAGTTGTAGACGCCAACGCTGCGGAGAAGAAGTCATACTGCGCGATCGTCGGCGCCTCGATCTTCAGTTCACCTTCAGCGGCGCGAGTGGTGATGATCACTTCTTTGGTGCAGCCAACCAACTCCCGGTAAAGAGTCTCGTTGGCAATGTCAAAGCTGAACTCCATCAGGCAGCCCGAATATCCGTAGACAGCGAAAGCGGAGGTATTGTCAGCCTTGAAGATCAAGGGTGATGCTTGGTTGGTGTAGGTGGCGGTTGGTGCAGCAGTGTCGGTTGGTGCGTTGTAAATGCCGACCATTGTGAACTCAATCACCGGGATCTCACCAACCGTCCCGGTGATGGTGAAAGTACCGCGAGCGCCTGTGATCTTGTGCAGTATGCCGTCGTTGTTGTAGTAAATCGTTGCGCTGCTGAAGCTGGAGCTGACTGGCCGATAGCCTACATTTGCTGCAATGCTGTAGGCACTTGACACACCCGGCGTAAATGCTGCCGTGATTGCTTTGACCGTGGCCACTTTGGTGGTGCCGTTGTAAGCGCTGATCACTCCACTGCTGCCGGAGCCCGTGCCGCTAGTGATTGAAACGATCATCCCGACATAGAAGCCATCGGTTGCGCTTGCGCCAGATGCCAGCGTGATGCTTCCTGCTGAGCCTGCTTGAGCAGTGCCGGTGACGGCTGATGAGGTGATGGTCTCGGCCATGCCGCACGCCTTGAGCAGGCTGCTGAAGCGCGGTGCGGTTGCTGCTGTGCCGGAACCCACCAGCTCAACCGCGAACGTGACGCTGACGTGGGCATTGGCCAGCAGTTGTTGGCTATTGCCGAGGTATGGCGTGATCAACTCACGGCTGACCGTGTCTGCCTCGATCGGGGTCACCTCAAGCGAGCGCACCAGAACAGCATCAGTACCAGCAGGCGAGATGTCGGTG